TCGATCCCGGTTGCGTGTATGTACTCGCGGAGAAGAATGCTGTAGCCAGTATTCATATACGGTCACCTCCCTTGCGGTGCTATAGGCCATCCATCAGATGAAGGTAGCCAGGGATCTGCTGCCGTCAATTCCGGGCATAAATGCCGGATCGCCGAAACCCCACAGAAAACTCCACAAACGGTCCACATCTGTGGGGTTCGGACACCCGTCACGCCAATTTCCATCGGAAACTCCGCGCGCCCGACCAGCTCTGTGATGAGTTCTGCGGAGTTAATGTGGAGTTATTCTGAGCTGCAAATCCCAATATAATAGAGAGATACACATCTTCTACCCTATAACTCCACAACTCCACATGCCTACCCCCTCACGCCGCTGAGCGCGTATCACGTGCGCGAGGTGTGGGGTTTCGATCAGGGGGCCAGGGACGGACGGCCGGGAGGGAGGGGGCAGGCCGAGGCGATAGGTACTTCCGGGCGAAGCAGGCCCGGCTGCGCGCGGGAACCAGTCACGTTGTAGAGCACAGTTTGTTTTCGGTGTCCGGTGCAAAAAAAATGTCCGGCTTGCCCGCCGAATCGCCGAGTTTTCGCAGAGAGAATGGGTATGGCCCGCGTTCGCGCGGGGAAGCCATGCCGCATTTTCAACCCGGAGACCTGGCCCTATGGACATCGAGCTGCGCGATATCGACAAGATCACTCCCTACGAGAAGAACCCCCGGCTGAATGACGACGCTGTGGACGCCGTCGCGGAGAGCATTCGCGAGTTCGGCTTTCGCCAGCCTGTCGTGGTGGATGGCGACGGTATCATCATCTGCGGGCACACCCGCTGGAAGGCGGCGAAGAAGCTGCAGCTCGCCAAGGTGCCGGTGCATGTTGCCACCGACCTCACGCCCGAGCAGGTCAAGGCCTACCGCATCGCCGACAACAAGACCGCCGAGCTGGCGGAGTGGGACTTCGATCAGCTGCGCATCGAGATCGCCGACCTGCAGGTAGCGGACTTCGACCTCGACGTCCTGGCCTTCGATGACGACGAGTTGACCCGCCTGCTTGGCGGCGACAACGAAGTGGTGACCGATGGGCAGACCGACCCGGACAGTGTCCCGGAGCCGCCCGACGAGGCGGTCAGCGTGCGCGGCGCGATCTACCAGCTCGGTGAACACCGCCTGATGTGCGGGGACTCCGCCGATCCCGGCGATATGGACAAGCTCCTCGGCGGTCAGCCGATCCACCTGGCGAATACTGACCCGCCGTACAACGTCAAGGTCGAGCCCCGCAGCAACAACGCCATCGCCGCTGGACTGTCGAGCTTCACCCAGACCCACCATCAGAAGCTGGACGTCGAGCGACACCCCGAGAAAGCACACGCAACCCACACCCAGCTTCGCCCCAAGGACCGTCCGTTGGAGAACGACTTCGTGACCGACGAGGAGTTCGACCGGTTGCTGGACGCCTGGTTCGGCAACATCGCCCGCGTGCTGCTGCCCGGCCACGGCTTCTATATCTGGGGCGGCTACGCCAACTGCGGCAACTACCCGCCGTTTCTGAAGAAGCACAAGCTCTACTTCAGCCAGGCAGTGATCTGGGACAAGCAGCACCCCGTTCTCACGCGGAAGGACTTCATGGGGGCGCACGAGTGGTGCTTCTATGGCTGGAAGGAAGGCGCGGCCCACCGGTTCTTCGGGCCGAATAACGCCACCGACCTCTGGCACATCAAGAAGGTCAACCCGCAGTCCATGATCCACCTCACCGAGAAGCCGGTGGCGCTGGCGGTCCAGGCGATCCAGTTCAGCTCCCAGCGCGGCGAGAACATTCTCGACCTCTTCGGCGGCTCCGGCTCGACGCTGATGGGCTGCGAGCAGACCGGACGGCGCGGCTTCCTGATGGAAATCGACCCCCTCTACTGCGACGTCATCCGCAAACGCTGGGCCGAGTTTGTTCACGGCGAAGGGTGCGACTGGGAATCCCTGACCCCGAGAGAGAACGCCCCGGCGGATGCCGAGGCGTAGGAGAGGATGGATGTGTTCTGTGTGTCCCGATCAGGCGTTCAGGGTGAAGTGTCCCCGCTCGACTTTGCGGAAGCGGGAGGCGTCGCCCTTGGTGTTGATTTCGCGCAGGATCGCCGCGTAGAGCGTCCGGTCGGGCGTCTTGCCGCCACGCTTCGGGGCCCAGAGCCCCTGCTCGCGCGCCTTCTCGACCAGATCCATGCAGCGCATCGCTTCGTCGGCCTGCCCGAGAAGGTGGGCGGCCGCGTCCAGCAGGCTCATGGTTCCGCCGGTCTCGCCCGTGTCCGCGCCCTGTTCGCCGCTGTCGCGTTCCGGCGCGCTGGCCGGGGTTGGCTCCGCCTGCGGCGTTTCGGCGGGCGTGGCGGGCGTTTCCGTGGCCTCGGGCGCATCCGCCGGGGCGATGAACCGTTCCGCGCTGCGGATGGTCATGGTCCGCCCCGTGTGCGTCTCCACGATCCAGCCGCCGTCCGGCAAGGCCTCGGTCACGGTCACGCGGATGGTGTTGCGCCCGACCTTGCAGGTGTAGGCGGTCCCGATGTGGATGTCTTCGTTGCGCATGGTGTCTGTCTCCTTTTTGGTTTACGCCAACGCGTCTGCGATGGCGCTTTCGATCATGTTGCCGGTGGCCTCTTCGTCGTACCCGCCCATCACGAAGACCAGTGTCTCTTTCAGATTCTCGCGGATGTGCGCCAGGTCGCCGACGTGGCACCAGGTCAATCCGTCCTCCTTGGCCTTCGCGGCGTGGCCTTCGAGTTCGCATTTCAGGAACTCGAGCATTGCGGCGATCTCGCGCTGGCGGGTCTCGTAGGTCTCTCTGGCGGTCTGTTTCGCGGTCTTCTTCATCGTGGCCTCCGTTGGCGTTTTCTGGTTCGGTTCTCGTTCAACGCGAACATCTTACGCCACTCATTAAGCGGCCTCAGTGCGCCCTCAGCAAGTCGGGTCGAGCAGAATTCCGCGATGATTCTGGAGATTCTTCGATGACGTCCCGGAGTCACGCCAACGAACCCCGAATCACGGCTATGGAGCCTCGGAAGATCAGCGATGTGCTGCAGCGCGCCGGGGCCCGGCACGTGTCGCCCGAAACCATCGAAGCGGACCTCGAGGCGGGTGCCCCGGTGAACGATGACGGGACCGTGAACCTCATCGAGTACGCCGCCTGGCTCGTGCAGAGGATGGCCGATGGCGATTGATCCCTCCAAACTCAAACCATCCGACCTGACGCGCCTGCTGAACTCCACGTCGCTGGGCACGGTGATCGACGACCGCCAGCTCTACCGGCATCGGCAGCGGGCGGGCTTCCGCATCTCCCCGGACGGCCGCAACATCAACCTGTTCAAATACCTCGCGTGGCTGGCGGACGAGCGACACGGTCCGCAGCCCGAGCAGACCGCACGCGACTACGAGGCGATGAAGGAGGCAGCCCGGGCCCGGAACGCCGCGCTGTCCGCCGCCGGTCGCGACATCGGGGAACTGCCGGAAGTGGTCGATCCCGAACGGCGCGAGCAATGCCGGATCAGCTTCCGGGGATTCTGCGACGCCTACTTCCCGCAGACCTTCCACCTGGAGTGGTCGGACGATCACCTGCGCGTGATCGCGAAGATCGAGCAAGCAGTCCTGCATGGGGGGCTGTTCGCCATGGCCATGCCGCGCGGCAGCGGCAAGTCGAGCCTGGCGGAGTGTGCCTGTCTGTGGGCGATGCTCTACGGCCACCGGGACTTCGTCACGCTGATCGGTTCGGACGAGGGACACGCCCTCGGCATGCTCGACTCGATCAAGACCGAGCTGGAGTCGAACGACCTGCTGCTCGAGGACTTCCCGGCGGTGTGCTACCCGATCCACTCGCTCGAAGGGATCGCCAACCGCTGCTCGGGCCAGCTCTACAAAGGCGACCGCACCCAGATCGGCTGGACCGCCAACGAGATCGTTCTCCCGACCATCGCCGGAAGCGAGGCGTCCGGGGCCATCATCCGTGTGGCGGGGATCACCGGGCGCATTCGCGGGATGAAGTTCAAACGACCCGACGGCCAGACCGTACGCCCGTCTCTGGTGATCCTCGACGACCCACAGACCGACGAATCGGCGCGGTCGCTGTCGCAGTGTGCCAACCGCGAGCGCATCCTGGCCGGTGCGGTCCTCGGTCTGGCCGGGCCCGGCAAGAAGATCTCCGGCATCATGCCCTGCACCGTGATCCGTCCCGGCGACATGGCCGACCGCATCCTCGACCGGGAGAAGCACCCGGAGTGGAACGGCGAGCGCACGAAGATGGTGTACGCCTTCCCGGACAACGAGAAGCTCTGGGAGAAGTATGCGGAGATCCGGGCGGAGAGTCTGCGGCAGAACGGCGACCTCAGCGATGCCACGGCGTTCTATGTCGCACACCAGGACGAGATGGACGAGGGGGCGGACGTGGCGTGGGCGGCGCGCTTCAACCACGACGAGGCGTCGGCGCTGCAGCACGCCATGAACCTTAAGCTCCAGGACGAAGCCGCGTTCTGGGCCGAATACCAGAACGAGCCGCTCCCGGAGAATATCGGCGAAGACGAACAGCTCACGGTCGATGAGATCGCGCAGAAGCTGAACGGCCACAAGCGCGGGGAAATCCCTATCGGCTGCAATCACCTGACCATGTTCATCGATGTGCAGGGCAAGTTGCTCTTCTGGGCGGTGTGCGCTTGGGAGTCTGACTTCACGGGCTACCTGGCCGACTATGGGGCGTTTCCCGACCAGGGACGGCGCTACTACACGTTGCGCGACGCCAGTCCCACGTTGCTGGAGGTGAAAAGTGGTGCGGGCCTCGAAGGCTCCATCTACGCCGGGCTCGAAGCCCTGACCGGCAAGCTCCTGGTACGCGAGTGGCAGCGCGACGACGGGGCCATGCTCAAAATCGGACGTTGCCTGATCGATGCCAACTGGGGCACGTCAACGGACGTGGTCTACCAGTTCTGCCGTCAGAGCGCCCACGCCGCCGTCCTGTTCCCCAGCCACGGACGCTACGTCGGCGCGTCCAGCACCCCGTTCGCCGAGTACAAGAAGAAGCGCGGCGACCGGGTCGGCCACAACTGGCGCATCCCGAACGTGCGCGGCAAGCGTGCGATCCGGCACGTGCTCTACGACACCAACTACTGGAAGAGCTTCATCCACGCCCGCCTCGCCGTGCCCATGGGCGACCGGGGCTGCCTGTCGCTGTATGGACGCGACCCGGTGGCGCATCAGCTCTTCGCCGAACACCTCACCGCCGAGTACCGGGTCAAGACCGAGGGGCGCGGAAGAGTGGTGGACGAGTGGAAACTCCGCCCGGAAGCACACGACAACCACTGGCTCGACGGGATCGTGGGGTGTGCGGTCGCAGCCAGCATCGAAGGGGCCGTGCTGCCAGGCACGCAGGAAGTCGCCGCGCCCAAACGCGAGCGAATCAAGCTCTCCACATTGAGGCGGCAATCCCACCGGTAACGCCTCCCCGCCGACTTTTTCACAAAAAAAGTCCCGTCATCCCCGCCGTTTTCCACTTTTTTCGCAGAAGAGATGGGTGTGGCCCACGCATGGGCCGAAACCCGAGGTGCCATTTGGACGATCAACTGACAGAACAGATTCGCGAGAACGCCCAGGGGCCGCGCCGCGCCAGCGGCGATTCTGGTTCCGTTGAGCAGCACTCCCTCCAGGATCAGATGGCGGCCGACCGCTACCTGGCTGCGAAGGAAGCCGCGAAGCGCAAGGGGATGGGCATCCGCGTCGGCAAGATGATCCCACCGGGAGCCTGCTGACGCGATGCTGAACATTCTCTCCAACCTGTTCAGGCGCTCCCCCGACCGATCCCGCCAGCCCCGGAGTTGCCGGATCGTGCGCGGCCGTTTCGACGCGGCCCAGACCACGCCGGAAAACCGCAGGCACTGGGCGGCGGCCGACGGCCATTCCGCCGACGCGGAGGCCAGTCCGGAAGTCCGCAAGGCGCTCCGGGAACGGGCCCGATACGAGGTCGCCAACAACAGCTACGCCAAGGGCATCGTCCTGACGCTGGCGAACGACACCATCGGCACCGGCCCCCGGCTGCAGATGCTCACCGACGACGATGACCTGAACCGCGACATCGAACGCGAGTTCAGCGCCTGGTC